AAGCCGTAGGTCACAGGTTCGAATCCTGTCGGGCGTGCCACATTATCATTAGGGACAACCTGAAGGTACTTCTGACCCGGGTAAATGCGAGAGTGGCGGAATTGGCAGACGCACCAGACTTAGGATGTAGCAGAGTCTATTTCCATAACCTGTTGAAAAACCATAAGAGCTTAAAAATAAAGGGGAAATCGCTTAGACGATATTCCCCTTTTTTCTTGTCTATAGACGATTTTGGACTACTTTCTTTCGCCAGATTGTCGCCAGTTTTAGACCCAACGTATCTGTGTATCATACTCATATACCCGCCACGAATCGACTAAATTACTACGAGACGGATTGATTTTGGGATGGATAGTACAGAGGGTTCTAACTCGATCTACTGGTAAACTTACAGCACTGGCTAATTCCATAGATGTTATGTCGTAATAGTCACCTTTCGGCCCAGTATTCTCAAGGAGCCAAGTGTAGATTTTTTCCATATCCCTCTTGTCAGTGTGTTTGCTGTAACACACCTTTGCACCCCAGGCCACGCCAGACAAGGCCACAATGATAAATGGGATAACTAAGTCGGATGAAATCCACCCCAGTAATGGCACATAAGTAAGCATTTTCCCCCCTTATTAACGGATTCAAAACCGTATGCTATACTGAAAAATATAAATAGTCCGCAAATATTTAACCCGTTATACCCCGCCAAAAAAATCGTTTCGCTCCGCTTATAAAATTTGGACGATGAACATTGACCCGCGCGCCAAATTCTAAATCATAGTGCGCAATCTATGCCGTACGGGATGAGGCCCACGAACGGCAGCTCGCGCCTTGTTTGGACGGTATAAATCCCCGCCACAAATATCAACGCCCGAGCTGCCGTTCGCTCCGCTCCTTGGCAAGATTGCGCGAATAAATATATGAACATAATAAGAACCATAATTTGCTTATTCCTTGGCCATGACTGGCAGACAGCATGGGGCTCTACCATGTGCTATAGGTGCGGGAAATTCGATAAATAATAAATATATGGAAGTCATAAAATTCATCTACGAGCATTGGTTTATCACCATTGTTTTCCTGCTCTTAATAGCAGAGTCTTTTCCGATAGTAATAATAAAAAAATGAACTCCGAACGCGCCCTCCTCCCCATCTTCAAAAAAATCCAAATGGCCACAGTCTACCACTTCACGCCGTGGCTCTCCGGCGATGCGACCACCTTTCGCGGTTCGCTGATTTGGACTACCCGCCAGTTCAGCCGACTCAAAGCCCAAAAGCTTATCCGTCCCGTCGATATTTACCCCTATTTCGGTCGCAAATGGCGCCACAACACTTTTTACAGCATAAAGCCGGACAGTATTGCTAACAGCCACGTTGAGCACCAGAGCGGTCTAATTGACGTGCTGATGGCCTTTCTCTATCTCTACCGTGATTATGAGATTGATATTGAGTACACCCCGAAGCTCAAAGACCATAATGGAGTCTACAAACCCGACGCTATCGTGAAGATGAAGAGCCTAGAGGGTAAGGAATATCATTTTATGGTGGAGTTTGAGCGTACCAGGAGCGCCGAGGCAATCTATAAGGAAAAGCTGCTCAAGAATGAGCAGATGAAGCCCTTTAAGTATTACGGCTTGGCGGACAATACCAAGATTTTGTATATCTGCGGCCACGAGTGGATGAATGTATTTGCCCGGCCGATACAGTACGCTGATCCAGAAAACCAGAGAGGAATACAAGCCATAAAAAAGCAGTTTGAATTATTGATAAGCAAGGCGAAGAAACTTCCTGATCATAAATACCGCTTTCTCCCCTACCACGAATTTCCCGATTTAGATAAGGCAGAATGGATTACGCCTAAAGGGAACAGAGTAAGATTAATCTAAAAATATGACCAACCGACAAAAGACCTATAAAAAAGCCATCAACATTCTGCGAAATAACCTGCCGAGAGGGCTGAAATATCTGTGCCTTGCGACCAGGGACGGTTTAAGTGCCAGCCCGACCTCAAAAAAGAAACGCCGATTTTTCGCAGCGGTAAGCCTGGTCTGCACTAAGGGATTTTTAAAAGTTCAATAAAACATATGACCAACGAAGAAAAAATCGCTCGTTTAGGCAACCTATTTAGACAAAAAGACCAAATTGACGGGGCTATTTTGGAAATATTATCAGAGCAAACTGGCTACACTCGGATTGCCGTGGTTAAGCCGGTAGAAGAGATATTTCCAGTAATGAAAAGAAAAGGCCGGAAGCCTAAAGCCGAGAAACCAGCCAAAGAGAAAAGAGTATATCGGAAGCGTGCTTTTAGAATGGCATCAAATTTAAAGACAACCTTGCCAGCCCAATATCGCTGCCAAGACTGTGAAGAAGAGTTTATCTCAGAACGCCCACCATTAGACGTTATTTGTCCTACCTGCAATTCAGTTCATGTAAAGAAATCGACCTTTTAAACCCTGAGCCTGTCCGTAGGTCTATTCAGTTTAGCAACAGCCCAACGCCAGTAAAGGTGATGGACAAGAGGAACTTGCCCACACCTTGACAGACGCCGGGCTCCCGTTGCTGGTTTTAGACCAGACACGGACAACCGGCTCAAATCCGCGTTCTTTAAATCGAGCCATAGAAAAATCTATGCAAAACCAAAATGGGCGACCAGCCCGAAGGAGGCCGTACATGGAAGGAATGATGCTTCATCGAGGAGGCCAGGAAGTCAAACGGCAGGAGTTGGACTTGATCCAGCTACCGCCCGAAACCGAGAGCTACACGCCGGTAAGCCATTACCACTTGGCGGACAAGCTCTTGACCATTTCCAGGGACATCTTGACCGATTACACCCTTGTTGGGGAAAAGTACGCCCTGGCAAGGCAGGGGCAACAGATGTTCGCCTTTCTGCAGTTCAAGAACTCTGAAACCGATATGGGGCTTGCCCTTGGGTTCCGGAACAGTTACGACCGCAGCATGAGCGTTGGCCTGGCCGTTGGCGCGAGTGTCTTCGTTTGCGACAACCTGGCGCTGACCGGTGACATTGCCATTATGCGCAAGCACACCAAGAACGTCTGGACCGCGCTTGAAGACCTGGCCATTTCCACCGTCTACAAGAGCCAGAAGAATTACCAGAAGCTTGTCGCCGACGCCGAGCGCATGAGGGCCGTCGGACTCGATGACCAACAGGCATTTGCCCTTATGGGTAAGCTGTTCGGCAACGAGATCATCAGCCCCCGGCAGATTACGGTTATCAGGGATGAATGGCTCAAGCCGACCCATCAGGAGTTTGCGCCAAGGAACGCTTGGAGCTTTTACAACGCCGTCACCGAGTCGCTGAAGACCTGTCCGCCCGTGACCATTATGGAAAAGCACCTGCAGCTTCACCGCTCTTTTGAAAACATTTTGGAGGCTGAATATGTACAGTCCTAAAATCGCCGAGGAGCATATCCCGAAGCTCTATTACGAGGCCAAACGGCGCAAAATCCCAATGACCAGGCTGGTCAACGAGATAATCGCCGAGAAAGCCGAAAGTTATCCCCAGCCAATTACCACGAAAAGGAGGTGAAGAAGCAGAGGGGTGTTGATAACTCAATGCCCCTCTTTTGTTTTGGCTAATTTTGGGCAAGCTGTAACCACTTGATTTTATTGGCAGTTTTGGTATACTGATAATATACAAATAAAGACAACCAAATGGCAAAGATTTACGGCAAGCCCATTCCCGTTCGCATCCCTCCAAAAGACCTAGACTCCCTGTCAGACCTAGCCCCACTAGAAGACACGACAGAGCAAAATCTAATACGCCAAGGCGTTAAACTAATAATCAAAAATCTATGCAGGAAACACAAAATCAAAAAGACGTGAGGGTATCACTCAACCCGCCCGCGACGCTTAACCAAAGAAGCGCAGTTGCCGAAGCCATTGGCCGGACCGGCAACATCAAGTACGATTTCCAGGATTTCAATGACGCCATCTTTGAAGCCTTGAAGGGCATATCAAGCAGGCAGTGCGCCTATCTCAATGTGCTTGTGATCAATAACCAAATATTCAAGCTCAAGAAGTTTCTAACTGAAAGGGGCATGAAAATAATCACTAAATAAAAATCTATGCAACAACCAAGAAAATACGGGTGGCGATGGTGGAAGAACCGCAAGCCATTCGTGCAGACCATTGAAGACTTTATTGCCGAATGGACAGCAGGCGCTCACAGAGAATTAATCAACAACGCTAAATAAAAATCTATGCTAACCCAAGAAATACGCGAGCAGTTGCGAAAGCCATTGCCAGCGGAGGCGATAAGCCAACATCCTACCAAGACCTTTCTTTCAACAATCAAGGCGATTTATGTAGTCGAGAGGTTAAATGACGTTTTCGGAATAGGCGGTTGGTTCGTCAAAAACGAGGTAATCAAAGAAGGCGAAAAATGGATAATTATGAAGGCCACACTAACCGTACCGGCCCACGAAATCGAGATAGAACAGTTTGGAGGGAACGACAACGCCGATCCAGGAGATGCTTACAAGGGCGCGGCGACAGACGCATTAACCAAAATTGGCTCTTACCTAGAAATCGGCATTGATGTATTCAAGGGCAAGCACGACAAGTTGAATCAACCGCCATACGCCAAGCCACAAGCCAAACCGACAGCAAGCCCGAATGCTCAAGCAATGGCGCAGGCCAAGAAGGAAGCGGTAAAGCCAACACAGGTTATTATTTTGAAGAAAAAACTAAACGACCTGGGGGCAAAGTCAGAAATTGAGGCATTGAAAATTTTGGAAGAAAAAACAGGTGTCACCGTAAAGGCCATTGCCGATATTGACGAGGCGTTTGCTGGTCAATTGCTGGGGTTATTTATCAGTTACGAAAAAGCTTAATTGAATAACGGCGGACTGCCTGGCTCCGGCTGGGCAGTTCCCCGGTTCATATACAGGTAAATTGTTAATATATCAGAGCGTGGACGGGCGGAAGGACTCCCCCGCCTGTCCATTCTCACTAATCAAAAATCTATGCGGAAAAAGAAAATATATTTTCACGAATTAACAGAAAAGGAGGCAGAAAGGTTGTCAGGCAAACGTGAAAAAGAACTTAATAAATGTCCTGATAGTTGGTGCTTTAATTGCCACGGAGACAGGTTTAGAGAAGTATAGTCATATGATTCACCCTAAATTCTACGGCGTTATTGCCGGACCCACTTTCACCCTCGACAAACCCGATCAGTTCAAGCAGTACCTTTCAAAGCTCGCCTACAAGACAGCCGATGCCAGGATAGAATTAGTCATCAAGCGTGTTCGCAAGGTGCGCTCACAACGCCAGAATAGCTATTACTGGGTTTGCCTGAACTTCATCGCCAATGAAGTCGGTTATGAGGGCGCAGACGAGGTGAACGGCCTGCATGAATACTTCAAGTCGCAATTTTTGGTTGACCACTCGAAGAAAATACCAGTGATCAAGTCTACGACCGAGTTAAGCACAATGGAGTTTATGGATTACATGACGCAGATAGGGCGCAAGTGTGAGGAGTTGGGAATTGTCCTACCGTCACCCGATAATTACGATAATTAATTACTATGACTTGGCACCAAATATTCAATCATCCTTATTTAACAGCAAGATACAAAATGAAGTTAATCTGGTTAAAGATTTTAAAAAAAATATGAAAATTGCAAGTATAGCGTTCGACCACAAAGAAAAAGCTAGAACGATAGAAGTCACTATAATGGTTGGATATTTTGATCAGAATGTTAATGGAACAACTCTTATAGGAAATCATATTGTTAATGTAAAAATAAAAAAGCCAACAAAGGCAAAATTGCTTAAAGAATCAAAAAAATAATATGAAACGCAAAAACAAAAAGAACAAGCTTGTTCACAAACACAAAATTATTATCCTGTCCGCCCTCATGCTCGCCTCACTCGCCATCGGCTTTACCGGCACTCGCCTTGAACGTGAAGCCAGCGCCAACATCGCCCCAACCATTCACGCCAGAAAATCAGCCAAAATTGACCAAACAAAGGCCATTGACCAAATCCCGGTAAGCCGTGGTGTAATTAGGACCATTACAATGTACACGAGCCGGGAGCAGGAAACGGACGCAAGCCCCTGCATATCGGCGGACGGCACGAATATTTGCCAGGTGAGTTACAACGTGTGCGCCTCTAACGCTCACAAGATAGGCCAGAGGCTCAAAATTGAGGGATTAGGCGAGTGTATCGTCAAGGATCGGATGAATCGGCGCTATACCAATTCAGTTGACTGGTACGCCAAATATGACCTTGCCAGAGCCTTGAAGTTTGGCAGGCAGAAGCTCGAAGTAATCGAATTATAAAAAGGGGCATTGACCCCTTGAACCTGGCAGTGCATGGGGCGGTAAGGTTTCACGCATAGATTCCTTACCGGCCAGGTTTGAGAGGTTAATTGAAAGCTGGGGTGGCGGAATAGGTAGACGCTACACACAATAAGGCACATCTTTTTGAGGAATTAAAGTCATAAAACAATCGGCCATAGTCGAGGACGCAGGTGGACTGGTGACGTCAGTCCTGAAACTCAAAAAGGAAACAGACGCGTGCTATGCAAGGTGACAAGACATATGGCATTGGGCCATCTAGCTAGAGCTTAACCAGTCACACAAATCCTTGCCTCCAGTTTCCAGTTAATCACAAATAAGGACTGCCTTTGTCCGTAGGTCTCTTAATTTTACTCGCAGCCCTTCCCCAGTAAAGGCGATGCACAACTCTCGAAGAGTTGCACACACCTTGACAGGGGCGGGCTCCCAGCGAGTGGCTTTAAGGCAAGACGGACAGTTTAAGTCCGGGTAAACGCAACAATATGGGAAAACCAAAGAAACCAAAATTCAATGAAGGCGATGAGGTTATGAACACAACGGGGTACAAGTGCTATATTGAGCGTGTAATTCCCGGAGAATTCAGAGACCCTATCTATGAGGTTTCTACCGCAGAGGAACATGATATTGATAGTGACGAACCGCAGACAAGTCCAAGTCTTCGTTGGTTTCTTGATGAGGATGAAATAAGTCATAAGCTTTAATACAAAAATCTATGCAATTAACACAACGCGAACTCGTAATAATTTTTGTAGAGCAATGGGGAAGTATAACGCCAGCGGTGATGGTCGGAAAGATTTACTTGGGGCAGATGTTTGGAAGTGAAACGGCGAAACGCTGTAGAGAGCTTAGGGCTAAGGGAATTTTGGATAGTAAACCTGACGGTAGGTTTGAGAGGTTTTTTTTGAAGAAGCCGGAGCCGGTTGAGAGAGCTGAGCCGAAGCCAGTTGAGCCAGCGAAGCAGACGGCGCTATTTGAAATTAAGAGGAAGTATTATTGATGTTTTCCTGACATCGGGAAAACGTCATATTTATCCCCAGACCCACCCTAAAACCATTTTTCTAGCAGGAGCTTGAGAGAGAAGAGCTAACGCAGTTAATATGGAGGTGTAAAAATGCTCGAATACGAATATCCAGACTTGAAGCCCTTGACCGTGGGGGCTTCTTTTAGTCAGGTGATCCAGACACTTCACGCCGCGCATCTCTTGCGCTACAGCACCCAGGAGCATTTGAAGACTTTGGGGAGCTGGAAAATTGCCACCAAAAAGAAGCTACAAACGCTTGCCGACCTTGGATACCTTGTAAAAAATGAGCAGGTGTTCACCAGTACCCGCAAAACCCTTGATTTGCTAATTAAACAAGGCTATAAACGTGAATTATTGCCCCCGCACGCAGAGGGGCGCGGGGCAGAAATTTACAACTCTGACGCCCTTGTAAAGATTATCCGGCATCCTTTTTACAAGCAGCTGCTCTACCCGCATTTCGAGTATGTCATCCCGGACGGGCTCTTGATCCTGCAGGACGGCGACCGCTACCAGCTGAACTTTATTGAGGTAGAGGTCAGGAAGCCAAAGTGGGCCGAGTACCTGGAAGATAAGCGCCAGAAATATGAACGGCTGGCCAGGGATGAGCAGGTGTTCAGATATTGGGCCATAATAGCCCCGTTTGTCGGTCTAAAATGCCCCAGGATTAATGATTTCAAGTTTCAGGTGGTTTGCGTCGGTGATGTTCATTTTGAGTGGGAGGGGTGGAGGTTTATAAAATGAAAAATTCAAATTTGAGAAGCACTAGGATTATCACGTCAATTTGGTGTTCGTTCTTTTTTACTACTTCCATTTTTGCGCCCATTGCCTTATTTTTAGGTTATGTGACTAGATTTAATAACTACATATTACCAATATCAACTGTTTTTGCTGCTTTAGCATTATATCTATACACAAGAATTAACCATGATTTCTTTACTTGTCCGTGTTGTAATAAATCAATAGAAATTAAATATGATTGGATTTGTGACCATTGCCATAAACCGCAAGGATTCATGCACTATATTTTTAAACCATGTTCTAATTGTAAAAGGACTCTCGAAGCGTATAGCTGTAATTTTTGCGGAGAGGAGTTTAAATTATGATCAGGCGGGATAAAAATTGAAACAAACAAATTATCAAAGCAAGTATGAAATGACTTTCTTTGGGTATTGCCTTTTGGCAACGATTGCGACGATAGTTGCGACATCATTTTTAAACCACAACATAGCATCTCCATATATCAGGGTTTTCTTTGCCCTAATTGTTGTTGGCTGCATCACCTATGCTGTTCTTTGGCCCGGTAAGATATTAAAGAAAATACAAAATTATCATTGGAAATATATCGAGTGCCCATGTTGTGAAAAGATGATTAAAACCGAGTATAACTGGCAGTGTGAGCATTGCCATGAATATCAGATTGAGGCTAATAATATCTTAAACAACTGCAATAAATGCAAAAAAAGGCTCAAAACGTTTATTTGCCCGTTCTGTAATGAGGAATTTGGAGTATGAAAGATAAAATTATAAAACATTCTGGATATAGATCTTATTATTTTTGGACTTGTGTCCAAGCTTCTATGTGTATTACTGGCTTTGCTTTTATTTTAAAAGATATCACTGTCGATGAATTAAATAGGCTTAGCTTGTCGATTAAAATTACCCTTATTTTTTTGTTTCTTGTTACGTTGAAAACGCTACATTCAATATACAAACTTAAAAAGCATCACTGCAACTGTCCATATTGCGATAAATCTATAGATGTTTTATATAAATGGACTTGTGACAACTGCCATAAAGTACAAAAAAAAGAATCATTGATTATTCGATCATGCCAACATTGTTCTGAGAAACTAAAAACTTTTATTTGCCCATTTTGCGATAAGGAGTTCGGATTATAATGCCTACTAAAGCTGAAAAAGAGGGTTGGAAAGTCCAGATACCAAGTAATAAACTTGCATCGAGGCTTGATATTCCTCAATTCGACTTGCAACGCCTTAACATGGTCCAGATTGCAGAAGATTTGAGCCAGATGTTGAATTCCCCGGCCCCGCAAACTTGGCTGGGTAAATGGTTTGGAAATAAGAAGATCAGGCTCGATAACGAGCGTGTAACTGAGATTTCAGAATATATCAGCCGGATAAGATTGATTAACGAAAACGTCACGAATTTACAGGCCGAGCTTGTGTTGTCCCCCTCAGTGCTTCAGGGGATAATTGACGGTCATTTTGCCAAGGCAAAAAGAGAAGCAGAATTACAAATAAAATTTCATCTAGACCAGCTTAAACAAATTGATGATCAAGCCGCAGCTAGAGGTATTCAGCTAGACAGAGCCAAGGCAGAAATTGAAGATTTAAGAGCAAATACACATTTAACAAAAATTAAGGGCAGGCTTTTGGAAAAAATAGTTGATGAGTTGAATATTGACAGCATATCCGCTTCGCAGGCATTTGTGCTGGTTAAAGCCCTTAATCCAAACGCCAATGCAGAATACGGGGCGCAAGACGCAATGATTGCCGAACAACTGGAGAAAATGAAAGTAGAAAACAGAAAATCATTAGCCCAGGCCAGACGTGAAGAATATCAAGCCGACCTAGAAGGCCACAATGTCCAAGCGCAAATTAGGGAGAATGCTGATAGCAAGTGAGGGGCCAGCGGTTATTGATGAATCAGACCGCTTTAAGCACCTTTATATACTTGGTAGGTCTGGAATGGGGAAGACTGTTTTCGCATTGAACCTTGCCAGGCAGGATTTTGATAATTGTTGCATAATACTGGACGCAGGCGGTACGTTGTCGCAGAAGGCCGCCGACCTTGCCCCCGTTGAACGACTAATCTTCATAGACAAATCTCGCCCCATTGTTCTTAATCCTCTTAATAGACCAGGTTTGCATTGGTCAGAAATAGCCAATGAGTTTGCCGAAATAGTCAATTCGGCAGTGGAGGGAACGACCAGCACTTTACAGACTACAGTCTTGATGAAAACTCTTATCAGCAATGCTGTCAGGGTTTTGAACCCGGTTCCAGGAAATCGAAACATTAAGGCTATGTCTGATTTGCTAGATAGCCATAAAGTCAGGCAAAAGATGTTCGATAAAGAACCTTTTGTTAATGGCAAACCAAACCCAAGATATGATGAATATTGGTCAACCTTTGATGATTTGGAGCCGTTGGTAAGGCAGTTCGCTAACGCTGAAAAACGTCAATCGGCAAAGCGTGTGGCCACAAGGTTAGCGGAGTTTTGTTATAATCCGGTATTGAGCAAGTTTGTGCTGAATAAGGATGAATTCAATGTCGAGAAATTCGTAAAAGAAAAGAAGATAGTCATATTCGACTTATCGGGCTTTGACGATGATACTAAGGTTTATTTGGCTAATTTGGCAATAGCAGCGGTAAAGAGCTATTACAATCATAAGCCCTCAGAGGGCGGAGACCCACTTTATTTGTACTGTGATGAGTTCCATAGATTTGCTTATCCGTATTGGGAGCAGTTTTTAACCCAAAGTCGAAAACATAATATTGCGGTAACGCTTGCCCATCAGATACACAAGCAAATTTCAGAGAAGGAATTGAACGCAGCCCTGGGAAGCGTAGAAAATTATGCCGTGTTTTCTTGCGGACCGCTGGAAGCTAAAAATATGGGTGAACTTTACGATATAAAGCCGGAAATTTTAAAGAATTTGAAGAAGTATCAAGCGTATATCCGCGTTGGTAATAAAAATCACCTTGTTTCAACCTACCCACCACCGGAACCCCCCAAAAGAGAAGACCGCAGCTTCTTGCAAGAAGGCTGGATTACCCCCTAGAGTAAACTGTAAGTAGAGACTACCAAGAAACTCCGGGCAAAAGCTCTTCTTGAATATCGGGCATTATCATTGTCTGGCTGTCTGGAAACAGGCTAAGACGGATGTCGAATGCCAGAGATGTGACGACCTTGACCGATACTGCTTTGTATCAAGCGGTAGGTCCATGTGCTTGAACAACGTTGTAGTCTTAAAATGCCCATCAGAGCCTCCAAAAAGTGAGGCTCTTTTGGTATTCAGCCCAAATGCTATAATGATTTCAGTACATTACATTATGCATAAGGGGGTGGGTTATGGCATATTTGGATTTCAAAGAGATTTCCGAGCGTATCAAGTTTAAAGACCTGTTGGACAAATTGGGAATTCCCTACACGGAGGACACGGCAGAGTTGCGGGGCAAGTTCGATGACGGCCTGGAATTTGTCGTCAATAAGGGCAAGAACCTGTTTTTTTGTCCCAAGGACAGAGAAACCAAAGGCAGTGTCATTAACTTTACGGCCTGTCATTTCTGTACCGACCTTGTAGGCGCGGCCAAGCAGCTTACAGAGCACCTTTTCAAACCAGGCAAGGAACCAGAGCGGGAAATACCAAACTTAAAGCTCCATTACTCGCCCATTATCAATAAAATGGGCATCTCGATTGACGTTTGTCGAGACCTGGAATTTGGACTGGTAAAGGAAAGGTCAGTTATGGCCGGGAAGATCGCCTTTACTATCCATGACCAGGAGGGAAACAAGGTCGGTTATATTGGCTGGACCGAAAAGCAAGGCTGGTACTTCCCCAAAGGCCACAAGCAAAATCACCTTTACAACCTGCACAGGGTTGAGGGCCACGAAGTAACTTTAGTTGCTGATCCGTTCGAGGCGGTAAAGTTGCACATCGAGGGCCACAAAGTAATCGCTCTTTTATCATCGAGCATGACCGAGGCGCAGGAACAGACGATTAAGAGCCGCTTCTCCCACGTCATTATCAGGATGAAAAATCCGGGCAATATTATCAATCGGCTTATTACCGAATGCTATGTGAAAATAGCATAAAGCCTTGCCCCTCTTCACGGAGGGGTGTTTTTTTGCTAAAATATTATTAACAAAGCAAATCAATGGCACAGACACAGGAGGTCCTACTTGAAGTAGGAAATATAACTTGTTTCTTAGACAGTCTCACCCCGACCGAGATTGCCATATTTATTTATTGCTACGTCCTCAAGGCCGACAAAGCAGAATTTCTCAATGGCAGAAAAATCACCTCAAGAGAGTATGACGAAAAACTCTGTCACATCAACGAACTCATCAAGAAATATCAAGAGAAGAGGCACGATGACTTAATTGCAATTATTCAAGTAGCGTTCGAGTTGCGAAATTCGGACGGTTTTTTAAAGATGCTACAATAATATGAAGGACAAGATTTTAAACAACCTTTATCTGGCCGTTGACTATGTCGATGTCATATCAGATGAAGGCAAAAAGACCGGTAATGTTCAATTCTACCTCGTTGGCACCCTGCCCGTATTAATCAACTTCAAAGACAGCGAAAGCCAAGTTGCAAAACTCAGAGTAGCCGAGACTATCAAGTCCGATGATCCGGAGTTGAGAAACTTAATGGGCAAGAAGGCAACCGAGGTAAGGCGCAGGCGTTACAGTCCGACAATCCGTAAAATGGTAAGGCGGATCGAGGCAGCGTTGACCGAAGCGCAATTAACTAAAACCTGGAACGGCAAAGCAATCAATGACGTTTCAATTGTAAAAATGGAGTATGGCGAAAGTAGGACGGCCAAGTGAAATGACCCCCGAGGCTGTAAAGAAATTGGAGGAGGTTTTTGCTTTGGATGGAACAGTTGAGGAGGCTTGCTTTTTCGCTGATATTAGCAAAACAACATATTACAACTGGCTAGAAAAGCATCCTGAATTAGTTGACCGTTTCGAGGCATTACGTCAAGAGCCAGTTTTATTGGCTAGAACTACAGTAATTAAGGCGATGAAGGAAAATCCAAATCTCGCCATGTCATACCTTGAGCGCAAGAAGAAGAACGAATTTTCACCGCGAACGGAGGTTGAGCACAGCGTACCAGTCGGGTTCTCCATGAAAATAAGCACCATTGATGACGAACCAGATTCAAATAAATTGGAGGCAGACAAGAAAGCAGGCTGAGGCCTGGCAGTATTTGACGGACCCGCAGTATTGCACTGTCAGCGAGATATTATTCGGCGGAGGCGCTGGAGGAGGCAAGACCCGGCTGGGCTGTTCCTGGCTGATTATCATGTGCGGAATGTACCCCGGCAGCCGCTGGCTTATGGGGCGCTCGAAGCTCAAGAGCCTGAAAGAAACGACCCTGGCCACCTTTTTTGACGTTTGCAAGGAATGGGGCATACAGAATGAGCGCGATTTCAAATACAACGCCCAGGACGGCACAATTCTATTCACCAACGGCAGTTTGATCATCCTCAAAGACCTTTTTCTTTATCCCGCAGACCCCAACTTTGACAGCTTAGGCAGTTTGGAAATCACAGGCGGTTTCATCGATGAGGTGAACCAGATCACCTACAAGGCGTGGAGCATTGTTAAATCCCGCATCCGTTACAAATTGGACGAGTTCAAGCTGACGCCCAAGCTCCTGGGTTCCTGTAACCCGAGCAAGCAATGGGTTTTCCCCGAGTTCTACAAGCCAGCGCAGGACGGCACGCTTGAGCCCAATAAACGCTTTGTCCAGGCACTTGTCACCGACAATCCTTTCATCAGCAAGCATTACGTCGAGAACCTGAAAAGCATCAAAGACAAGGCCATCAAGGAGCGCCTGCTTTACGGCAATTGGAATTATGACGATGACCCGGCCTGCCTGTTCGATTACGACACCATTTGCGACCTGTTCACCACCAAGGCGGCCAAGAAGGGCGCAGAGCGCTACTTGAGCGGCGATGTTGCCCGAAAGGGCCGTGATAGAATGGTAGTGTATCTATGGGAAGGCCTGCAGGTCATCGAAATAAAAGAAATCCCCTATGAGGTCAAAAGCGACACCAGCAAATCAGCCAAATGGATAATAAAATACGCCGATGATAAGAAAGTCCGGCGCTCGCATATCGTCCTGGACGAGGACGGCGTAGGCGGCGGCGTAGTTGACCAGATACCGGGCTGTATCGGCTTTGTGAATAATTCGGCGGCCATTCAGCCGAGAGAATCGAAGTGGGACAAGAACAAGCTGCAGAATTACTCGAACCTGAAAACTCAATGCTACTACAAATTGGCGCAACTGGCAGAGGAAGGGCTGATAGGCATTAACGAGCCGGACAGCGAAGTTAAGCGGTTGCTGATCGAGGAGCTTGAGCAGGTTAAGCGCAAAAATATCGACAAGGACCAGAAGTTAAGCATAGTCGAGAAGGACGCCGTGAAAGAGAATATCGGCCGCTCGCCTGACTTCTCAGACGCCTTTATGTTCCGAATGTATTTCGAAGTTGCCAAAATACCTAAACCCTCAATAACAAGCTTATGAACAATTCCCTTCCATACCAAGGCCCGACCAATCCAGACGCCTACCTTGAAACCAGCTCGCAGGTGATCGACGGCAAGACCGTCCACCGGCAGGTGGTTGAGGTGCCGGGTCTTGTCGATTTTGACAAAAATGCAAATATTACCATCAGCATTGTCACTACTGGCGCAATCAAGACGATCACTGAGACAGACGGCGTAAAAACCAGGACGACCGTCATAGACGCGACAGACGAGAATAATAAATCAATTATCGTTACATGGAGCTAACCAAGCACATAATTGAGCACGAAACTCTTGGAATAAAAGATCAAAAACCCGTAATCGCCAAGACCTACGCCGAACTTGACGCAATGCGTCTGGCTGGCACTATTGTGGTCGGACAGGAGTATAGCTTTGGTTATGACCCGATTTATGTCCAGAAAATCACCAATAAGCTGAAGTGGGGCAAGTATGATTACGACACCATTACCGAGGAGCAGAAGGCCGAGGTACGTGAATACATCGTCATTACAGGTGAGACTACCTCATCATTCAATATCAACGCACACTCGACTAAATATTCCGGCGAAGAGGTCTTGTATGATTTTAATCGCATCAACGTCGTCGAACACGTGGAGCTTTATCGCGGCACATTTAACGAATTAGAATATTACGACGGCAGGGGCATCTTGGTCAATGATGGCGCAGGCAACTACTATTCCCTGAAGCAGCGCTATTCAATGGCCGCGCCATTAAGCGATACCGACACCTGGCAAATGGTCTTCACCGAGGCCGACAACTGGAGGCCCGGATTTATCTATGGCCGCGTTTCCACTAATGGCAAAGAGATAGTAATGGATTACAGGAACATTCTCCACGCCCTGTTCAGGCCGAACGGCAAGCAGACTTCACAAGGCTTCCATTCTGCGCCTTACGATATTGAAGATTTTGACGGTGACAGAAAAGACAAGTTTACCCTAGACTTCACGGGTATTGTTCCTGCTGATTTATCGAGTAAGTATTTCACCTTTAGCAGCAAGAATACCAAGTATTATATCTGGTTTAATGCCCTGGACGGTGCAAGCACTGACCCAAATCCAGCTGGCTATACGATGATACAAGTAGATTATAACAGCACCACTGACACGATTAGTGATGTAGTGGGCAAGGTTATCATTGCAATGTCAGTCGAGTTCACGGCCAGTCATACCGATGCCTTATTGTCGATGGAAACAGCAGACAACGGAGCAGTCTTAGAGGCTCCCACGGCAGGTGATACTGCTGCCGTTTTGAATATCGTCCAGACAGGCACGGCCACGGTCGCTGGCAAATATTATAAAAAGATGGTCGGAGCGACTGAGTTCGACCTTTACTGGTGCGCCCGGCCTTACAACAGTTCAGACATTACCGATTTGAGCTACTTCGCTCGTGTTTACTGGTGGAACGAAGATCCTAGCGCAGTGTCTGGCTACTTTTTCCCGACCGACTTCACGCCTAGGTGGAACGAAAACTATCACGGCCTCAGCAACGAAAGCATCGATATTGACATCGACAATTACCAGGAGTTCTATACCGTCAACAGTAACGCCATCGACCGCCTGGACAACAGCGACGCCTTATCCGATAGCCAAATCGGCAATGTTTTTGATTATGACGTGATGACGCTGGTAATGAAGGAAACGTCAGACAACCTATTCGGCATCAATATTATCAACGGCGTGACTGGCTACACGATAACCGGCAGGAACCTGTACAACATCGACCTTATCGGCATGGAGTATATTCTGTCGGGCGGTGAGTACCGCCGTCACACCCAGCAGCAGAACTACCACGATAATGTCTTCGCCTTCAGCGGTGTCGGCAAAACCAAGTGTCGCCTGACTAACTGCTACTTCGGCGGTGATGCCGATAAGATTACCGCCTTTGGCGACTTACAAGGCTTGATGGTTTTGAGGGACTGCAACCAAGTTGTGCTTTACGGAGAAACTAGCTCAAATATTCTCCTAGATTTCTATAATCAGAAATGCGACTCGGTCTTTTCTAATAACCGTTATTGGGGCGGTCTTCACGGGGGCCACTGTGGTTATTACACAGACAACAACCGCTTCAACCAAATTGTCAGGCGCGTTGTTACTGGCTCGGATTTCCGCGACCATATCGGCGAGGGCGAGGCGGCTGTCGGTGATTTGGTAGTTGGCAATAATGTCGGGGCTTGCACATTCAGGGGCTTCAACAACAACACCATTTCCTCGAATATTTCGGGCAGGACTTTTGAAGACGGTATAAGCGACTCGTTCGATTACGGAGCAAACAACGAATACCACGCTGGAAATTGTTTTGTATCTGGTGTCAACAATAAGGCTTATGGATTACAGAATATTTTGAACGGCCTTTCTAACAGGGGCTATGCTCAGAACAACGTAGCCCTTGGCCGTGACGTCAGGCTCTATGGAAAAAGCGGAACTGGCGCAGGCGTGAATGTCAGGAATGCTAACGCCTACCGCTACCAAGACGGCATGTTCTTGTTCGCCGACGACTTCGGCAATTACCCTGAGTTCTTGAAAAACCTGAATGACGATGACTATTCTATCACCGCCGACACCCTCGACACCTTTAACGGCCAGACGGTTATTGATTTTCCGCTAGACTTGCTTGGCAAGGATTTTGATTACACCTATCTTAGGGCAATGGACGAAGTCGAGTTTTTCAACCAAACCACAAATACCTCAATTCTCTTAACCACCGTGGCCGCTAACATCGCTCCCTCGATAAGCTGGGACGGCTCGCAGGTAGTGACTGACAACTCAGCCTGCGCCCTGACATTGACCGACCCGATACCGACCTTTTCCTATACGACTGGTGACGTGGTGGTGATTAAGTTTAGGCTGATACCAATCCAAATATTCAACAATAACAACACCACTGATTTCAGCTTAATGCCGATAGCATGGCTGGGGCTTGATAATATTTGGCACTCTGCAGACTCAATTGATGGCCCTAAGTTCAAAATAACAGCCGAGGGCGGTTATGCTATACGACTGACCAATAAAACAGGTGCGGACTCAGTCAAGGGCTATGTGGTGGACGCCAGCTCGACCAATGACAATGCCGTCCAGCTTGTCGTGGATGGTGTACCTGACGCTTTCGGTATTATCTATGAAGATGGTATTGCCGACGGCTCGGAAGTTTGGGTGGTCACGTCTGGCATTGCTGACGTTTATTATATCGGCTCGACCGTCAGAAAGGACTTAGCCCGGACTTTCATTTCAGCAGAGGCCGGATATGTGGCTGGCCAGGCGATGTCCGAACCCTTCCCAGCACCGCCTTTCGCCTCCGACAAGCACTTCTGCGAAATCGGCCACGTCATTGAAAGCCGAACTGGTGCTGGACTGGCCAAGACTCTAATTCATTTCAACTAACCATATGATCAAATTGACACCGCCCATCACCTTTGAAAAGCACGGTCGCACCGACCTGGCTACCGTGTTCAAAGTCTCTAACTTCAACACCGATGTGGACCGCTTGGAAATCCGCGCCTTCTACCGCCTTGAGGCCGATAACGGTAAAATCTTGGAACGCGGCAACGTCCTGATGAAAGCACCGAACTCGACCCGCTTCTACAACGACGAATTTCAGACCCACGAAGCATTGGAGGAAAAAGTATCGGAACTGGCTGGCTACTTTGGGACGTTCGAGCAAGAAATATTAACATAACTATGCTCCTACCCTACCTTAACCAGGCTCAGACGAGGTGGTATGCTATAATTATTGAAAAGATAACCACCATCAAAAATACCTTCATCGAGACCGGGATTTTTCCCCTTACCCGCAACATTCGCCCTTTTATGAGGGACCGTATCACCAAGAGAGCCCGCCTAAATTAATAACCACGCTGAATGTCGTTTTTCTCAAAGTTTCTACTCAATAAAAAATCCGCTGTCCCCCTGTCTGTCACCATAAACAGCGGCCTTTCCTATCCGCTCATCACCAAGAATGACGCCCAGGACTTCTATTCAAGCTGGGTTTACGCCTGCATTGACCGCCGCGCCAAAAGCCTGGCCAATATCGAGTTTAAGCTGTACCGGCTCAAGAAGGGCGGCGAGGTCGAGGAAGTCATAGAGCACGAGCTTTTGGATCTCCTCTACAAAGTCAATCCGGACATGACCAAGTACGACTTCATGCAGCTGTCTATCATCTATCTTGACTTGTTCGGCGCGTCACCGTGGGTATTGGAAGGCGGAAAGAAGAACGGCCAGCCGAAGAACCTTTATCTTGCCCGGCCAGAATACATGAAGGTCCGCAAGGCCAAAGACGGCGCGGTTTTGGGCTATGACTACCAGATTGGCGACCAGAAAATGCAGTTTGAGCCAAGCGAGGTTATTTTCCTCAAGAACTTTAACCCTAAAGACCCGAACCGAGGCTTAGGCGTCATTGAGGCTGTCAGAATTACCGCCCAGCACGATGACTATATCCAACAGCACAACTCGAAACTGCTTGAAAATGGCGCCAGGCCGTCAGGCTTCTTAGAAGTTGATGGCAACTTAGACGATAAGGAGCTGAAACGCCTTAAAAAGGAGGTTAAAAGCGAATACCAGGGCGCAGATAACGCCTACAAAGTCATGCTTTTGCAGGCCGGTATGAAGTTTTCCCCCGCAGCAATCCCACCTAAAGACCTTGATTTCATCGAGTCCCGGAAGATGAACCGTGACGAGATTATGAGCATTTTCGGCGTCAATAAGCCGATTATGGGCATTTTTGACGACATCAACCGCGCTTCCGCGCTGACAGCTGAATATCTGTTCTCAAAATACACTTTAGAGCCGCTGGCCACAAAATACATTGAACAGTTGAACGAGTTTCTTGTCCCGCGCTACGGCGAGGATCTTTGGCTTGGCTTTGAGGCTTTGACCAAGGAGGACGATGAGGCCCAATTGGCCGACAAGAAAGAGTCCTGGAATAAGTGGAAAACAACCAATGAGTTGCGTTCAGAGGAGGGCTTACCGCCAGTAACGGGCGGCGACATTATCTATATGCCAATGTCTGCTATGCCGACCATGCGCGATGACGCCGCACAGGGCAAAAAAGGCATCCAGCTGGAGGCTAAGAGCTTCAACCCGTACCGAGTGGATACCAAGACCCAGAAGGCCATCAAGCGCCGGATTTTGAACCGCAACGTCAGGCTCAAGCGGATCATCAACGAGGCCTCAGAAAAGGCGGTAAATGGGCTTGTAGAGAAAAAGAAGATTATTTTGCGCCTTGTACCCGAGAAAAAGACCCTGGCCTTGTCAGACGACCAAATTGACGCCTTTTACAAGGACCGGATGACCAATGAGGGTAATTTGGAGGGCATTTGGAAAAAGCGGTTTGCCGACTTCTTCGCCGACCAGGAACAGCGCTTTTTGAAGGCCGTCGAGGGCGAGGTACAGAAGGCCGACAATTACGGTGTTGATGTTGAGCAGGAATTAAAGGCCACAATCGACATAATCAACCCCTTGATGTACGAAACCATGGCTAAAGCCAGCAAGGGCGCGGCGGAGCTGGTCGGAGAGCCTGCTATAATAGATATGGACTTCATCAAGACCTGGATTGATGGAGTAAGCCAGAAAATCGGCGAGCAGATCACTCAGACCACCATTGACGCTTTCGCTGAGAGTATCAAGGAGGGTATCGGCAAGGGTGAAAGCCTGTCCGAATTGAAAAACCGAGTAGAAACCGTATTTACCTTTGCCAAAGACTACCGGGCTGAGCTCATCGCAAGGACTGAAACCGCGCGCGGAGTAACCGAGGCACACCGCAAAACATATGAGCATTACGGCTTTGACGAAGTAAAGTGGCTCCTGGCCCCCGGCTCTTGCGACATCTGCGCTGGCAAGTCGCAGGCAGGCTGGACAGTCAAGAGCATTGAGGGAGAAATCCCTGTCCATCCTAACTGCAAATGTGACTTCACCCCCGCTTAACCCCCGCCTAATCAATCTTTAAATAACCTTATGAATAAGAAAAACAAACAGGAGGCCTTGGAGCGCAAGACTCTATCCGCCGCGATCACCTTTATCGAGTCCAAGGATGACGGCGAGAAAGGCATGATTGAGGCCTATGTTTCCATGTTCGACAACGTGGATTTGGGCGGCGATAAGATTATCCGGGGCGCATTTGCCGACAGCCTGGCAAAGAAACTGCCGAAAGGCGTTTGGATGCACGACTGGAACCTGCCGGTTGCCAAGACCATCGAGGCCAGGGAGGACGCCAAGGGTCTTTATATCAAGGCGCAATTCAATCTGGACACCCAGAGGGGCAAAGACGCTTACAGCGACGTTAAATTCGGCATTATTGACGAGTTTTCCATTGGCTACCGTGTGCTTGATCACGAATGGCAGGAGGATGGCACCCGCGTCTTGAAGAAGCTCAAGCTGTACGAGTGGTCCCCGGTATTGGCCGGTATGAACCCGGACACCGAGTTATTGAACATCAAGTCAGACAAGGGCGAGCAGAAAGTGAAGTACATCAAATCAGACAGAAACCAGGTCACAGTCTACTTTGCAGACGGCACGAAACAGACCCACAAAACCACATTTAGCTATTCTAAATATCTAAAATCCCAAGAAGGGCAAAAGGTCGATATGCCTGCGGACGACGTGAAAACTATTCTCCGCATACGGCAAGCAGTGAAAGAAATTGATAAGGCTGCAGGATTTGTCCTGCGTGTCACTAAAAAAATAAATTAGAAACTATGTCTGAAGTAAAAACAGAGGTGTTGGAACTTGATGAAGTCAAATTAAAGGCTTTGATGTCCGATACCGCTAAAGAGACTTTATTGGCTCTTAAAGGCGAATTAATCGCTGAAATGAAATCCGCCCTGCCGGAAGTTAAGCAGGAAGTCACCAAGGAAAGTGCATTCGAAATCGGTGCCAAGTTTATTAAAGACTTGATGAGCGGTTCGTTTACCCCGGAACAGAAAGCTGTTACGTCCCTTGACGCTTCATTGGGCTACACCATCCCGACCGAATTGGCCAACTCAATCTTGGAAAAACGCGACAAAATTTCCAAGATCCGCAAAATCGCCTTCAAGTTCAACCTTGCTGGCCCCTTCCAGCTGCCGACTGAAGGCACTGGCGTTACCGCTTACTGGGTAGGCGAGAATGCGGAAATCACCGAATCGAACCCGACCACCGAAAAAAAGACGTTGAATGACTACTACCTGGCCACTCGCGTTTTAATGCCACGTCAGTTGTTAAAGACTTCTGCGTTCAACATTGTTGAATACATCTCGAGTCTTTGCTCACGTGCGATCGTTCGCACTGAAGAGACTGCATTTGTGGCAGGTGACGGCAACGGTAAGCCAAGCGGATTGCGCGGTACTGTCGGCGTAGGCTCTGAAGCTCAGGCAGGTGCAAACTTCGCCTATGATGACATTGTTAACCTTTATTACACGGTTAAAGAACAATACCGCCAGAATGGCGTCTTCATGACTTCAACCAAGGGCGTTAAGTTGCTTCGCAAGTTGAAAGATTTGCAGGGCAACCCATTGTTCGATGTCCGCGACAATTCCATTTTCGGCAAGCCGGTTCTGGAGAGTGAGGATATTCCGTCAAACTTAGGCGTAGGCTTGGACGAAACCGAAATCTGGTTCTTTGATCCGTTCTACTACTGGATTAAGGACGGCGAGAATATGTTCATGGAATCAATCAGCATTCCAAGCAAGTTGCAGACCGAATTGGTAATCGCAGAAGCCTGCGACGGTGTTTACACCTTGCCAGAAGCAGCAGCCAAATTGACCGCTGTTGTTTAGTTCTCATACTCTGCTCCTTTATGGGGGCGGAGATATGACAATTAATTTAATAATCATAAAAGTATGAAACCGACATCAACGTTTCAATCATTCAACCCCGAGACCGGCATGTTGACCGTCTACAAGGGTGCAGATGACCAATCCGGCATCCATTTCCACGGCTTGCCAGAGAATTACAATGGCGACGCCACCGAACCGGCAGCGCCGACAAGTGAGTACTTAAAAAAGCAAGAGGAAGCCGAAGCCGCGAAAGAGGCTGAGGCGACTGAATAACATCAATTCTATGTCCGAAGTAAAAACAATCGTAGTCAAGTTTTTGAAGAGCAACACCCCTTACGTCAAGGGCGATATTGCAGGCGTCCCCGCCGAGGAGTTCGAGAAGTTGGAGAAAGCAGGCGTTGTGTCTGCTGTAAAAGTGACCGCTAAACCAGAAAGCGGCGGTGATCAAAAGTATTTTAAGCACATTATTAGCGAAGAGGATTTAGAAAATAATCCCGACTTTGTTGATCTTGGCTTGAAAGTCGGCGAGGAAATCGAAATTCCAGAGCCAAATGAATCAATGAAGCTCGATGATTTAAAGGCCATTGCCGAGAAATACAACATCGACATTACAGGTCTTAAGAGCAAAAAGGAGGTTGCCGAGGCAATTAAACAATACGAAACAAAATAAATGATTATCACCGTAGACCAAATTAAGGCTCATTTAGGCATTACTGGCACTGCCGATGATGCTGTTTTGACGTCTTACATTGGCCAAATCGGTGATTATCTGAAAACAAAAATCGGGAGAGTTATTGAAGAAACTGAGATTGTGGAGCTGTTTGACGGTGACAACCTAAAAGATGAGATCTTTCTAGGCAATTATCCAATCATCGAATTTACTAGCCTGCAATATCGCAGTGGAAGCTTTAGCTCTCCCGTCTGGCGCGATTTCAGCGATAACGATTACTTGGTTGATCCGGAAGACGGAACAATTCAGATTGAGGCCACCTATTCCGGCTTGAAGAATATCAAGGCCACTTACAAAGCGGGGTATGCTGAAGTTGATGGTGAAAGCACCATTCCCCAGACCCTGCAGTTGGCTGCCATCAAACTTATCGCTAAGGTATTTAATAAGCGCCGCAGTGACGGCTTTTCCAGCGAGGAAGTAGCCGGGGCGCGGGTGGAGTGGGACAAGTTTTTGTCCGATGACATTAAAGAGTTGATAAACCCATTCCGTAGAATGTCAGTATGAGATGCTTCTTTACCAAAGTAATCACGGTTGAGCGACTGACCAGCGCGGACGGCAAGGAGGGCTACACCGCCCACGGCACAATTACCGGCTATATCGCCCCGTTGAGCGCCCAGGAGGCCTTTGTCACCGAGGGCAACCCCGCCCAACAGTTCAAATTAGTTACCGATATTAATTCAGATATTAAGAAAACCGACCGATTAACCTACAACGGTCAAACATTCATTGTGACAGGCACTCAGAAGCACGAATTCGGCGCTATGAGGCGCCTGGAGGCGAATTTAGACCAGTACAACAGTTAATGGCTTACGAAATCAAAATCGAGCACCTGGACGAGCTTAGAGAAGCATTTAAGCAGGCTCCGAAAGAGGTTGACCGATTTTTGCAGAAAGCCACCAAAGACGCTGGCAAGCTCATTTTACAGACCGAAAAGCAGGAAGTGCCGATCAAGACCGGCACATTGCGCCGCAGTATCGTAATGGATTACCGGCCGATTGCCGTTTCCATTTATCCCACCGTCAATTATTCCCTTGATGTCAATTTTGGCACTAAGGCGCATATCATCCGGCCTCGAACAAAGAAAGTCTTGCGTTTCCGTTCCGGCAATAACTGGGTATTCGCCAGCAGGGTTTACCACCCTGGCACCAAGGCCAACCCATTTGTTGAGAGAACAGTAGCTAGGAGCGAGGGCGGAGTGAACAGATCCTTTGACACCGCCCTTGACGAGATAATCAATTTTTTAACCGCTTAACATGCTTACAGAGCTGAAAACCGCCATAAAAGCCCATATCACCGCCGTTACCGGCATCGAGAACGTCTACGGCTATGAGAAGGGCGATTTGGGCGGCTACCCGAGCGCCGTGGTCCTGCTGGAGGGCATTGAAAGCGACATTGACAGCACCGACAGTAACGACCGCAAATATACTTTTAAGGTCAAGGTTTACCAGGAAATAAGCGAGGACGCCACCGGGGCCGAGCAGGCCGAAGACATTATGGAGGGGCTGGTAGACGCAATGATTGAGAGATTTGAAAATGACTGGACACTTGGCGACCTGGCCTATAAGTCCGACATCAAAGGAGTGGCCGGATATATCGACAGGGGCAATGCTATGAGGGTTTTAGAGTTCACTTTGCAATATTACACATCAATTACCATAAGCTAAAACTATGATTAAAGACGCGGAAAACAAGGCTGTTAAGCCAACAGAAACCAAGGCCGAAAAGTATCTTGTCTTTGTCGGAGACAAGCAAGTTTCCGTTGAAGCCAATTCACTAGAGGAGGCACAGGAGAAAGCCAAAAAAGTTAATAAATAATTAAGCATACAATATGGGAAAATTCATTGGCCGAAAAATTCAAGTAGGCCTGGCAAAAGAAACTGTGCGCGGCACCGCCGCTGCTCCTACCTACTGGCTTGATCTAGCCAACATCACCGTTGAAGACGAGTTTGAGCACGTTACTGACGATAATTCAATTGGCACCATTGAAGACGCCAAAGACATCAAAGTCACTAAAAAATTTGCCAAAGGCGAATTGGGCGGCAAAGTGCCTGACAAGTCTTTCGGCCTCATTTTACTGTCCTCTTTGGGCAGTGTCGCAAGCGCCGCTAAAATAGCCCCTAATGCCGTTGTCTATGACCACACTTTCACCGTCGGCCAGACCGCCCAGCACCAGAGCTTGACCGTTGAAGCCAAGAACCCCAACGAGCAACTGGCTTTTGCCAATGCAGTTGTTGGCGGTATCGAAATCAAAGCTGAATTAAACAAGTATGTCGAGTTCAAGGCTGACCTCATCGCCAAGACTGGCGCGGCCGCAGTCAACACCCCTACCTATTCGGCAGAAAATAACTTCATTGCCAAAGACATTTCAGTAAAGCTCGCCACTGACTTGGCAGGTTTGGGCGCCGCCAGTGCTATCAGCGTTAAGAGCGTTAATATCAAAATCGACAGCAATGTTGAAAGCGATGATGTCTTGGGCTCAGTTGACCCGGCCGACTTCTTAAACAAGCAGTTCGGCATTACCGGTTCCATTGAATTGCACTATGACGCCACCACCTACAAGGCATTGGCCCTGGCAGGTACTCAGAAGGCCTTGCGGATCTCAATGACCGATACCGGCACCACTATTGGCACCTCAGCCAATCCAGGCCTGCAAATCGACTTGGCGAAAGTGAAGCTGACCGAGTGGAAACGCTCAAGCGGCGCAAATGAAGTCATCAAGCAGACCTTGAATTTCAAAGCCCTCTACAGCCTGGCCGACTCTAAAATGGTGTCCATTATTCTGACCAATCTTGCTACTTCCTACTAAACCCAAAACTATGATCGTAAATATCACCAACGGCGAGGTCACATTGAAAGATGCCTGCAGCCGCAAGCTCAAGAAAGACATCAACGCCGCCATGTACGGCAACGTCCAATACGGCACAGATGGCGTGCTTAAAGGCTTTTCAATGGCTGATAAGGACAAGGCCAACGACGTGGCCGTACTGGGCATGATCGAAAAAATCATCATCAGCGGAGTAGAGCAGCCAGTCACCCAGGAAACGCTTGATAAGCTGGATACGAAGGACTTCGACAAGATTTTTGCCGAGGTCGATAAGATTACCAGCGACCCACTCCCAAACGCTTAATTGACACCCTTGACTGCTTAATTGCCGGTCAGAGTGTCGATTACACGCCAGACGAATACATCGATTATCTCCTAGCGAAAACCTTTCACTGGACACCCGAACAAATAGACCGAATGGACGAAAAGACCGTCCAAATATTCCTCAAGATTATGGAACTCGAATGGGAGGAGGAACAACGCCACATAAAACGCATTAACACCACGCATGACTAACTCCAAAGACCTACAAATTGTCGTCAAAGCCAAGGATGAAGCCAGCTCAACGTTTAAACGCTTGAGCGGAGAGGCTGACTCAATGGCCCGAAGCTTCGGTTTGGGGTCTTTGAGCGTTTTGGGCGTTGCGGCCAGTGTCGGCACGCTTGGTTACAAAATGGTCCAGGCGGCGGCGCAATTCGAGCAGACGCGGGTTGCCTTCACTACTATGATCGGCAGTGCCGAGGCGGCCAACACCCTGCTTAAACAGCTATCGGAAATGTCGGCCAAGACCCCCTTTGAAGTGGCGCAGATCGAAACGGCCGCCAAGCAGTTGATGGCTTACGGTATCGCCGCGCGGGACGTTATCCCTAATTTACAAGTTTTGGGCGATGTCGCGGCAGGCGTCGGCATGGACAAACTGCCAAATCTGGTTATGGCTTTCGGCCAGGTAAAGGCCGCCACCCGCTTGACCGGCATGGAGTTGCGCCAGTTCACCGAGGCAGGCGTACCGCTTATTGATCAGTTGGCCAAGCACTTCAAGACTTCTGCCGCAAATATTCAGGAAATGGTGAGCGACGGCAAAGTCGGCTTTAAAGACGTACAGCAGGCATTGGCCGACCTCACCGGAGAGGGCGGACGTTTTCACGATATGATGAAAGCCCAGTCCGAGACGTTTTTGGGCCGTTGGTCCACCCTAAAAGACACCTGGAATATCTTTTTGCGCGAGCAGGGCAACCAGTTGCTTGTTTGGGGCAAAATGGCAATTGAAACAATGATAAGCATAGTTGAGTGGCTCAAAGCGGACGCTGAGGGCTTGAATTACGTTGGCAAGATGATTTATGGCGTATCGCAATTATTCGCCGCTCTTGGCAAGACTGTTTGGGCGGTTTCTACCGTATTTGGTGGTCTTATTAGAATGCTTTGGGAAGTTGGTCTAGTAGAAGAGGCCCTTGTTAAAGATATGTTTTCCAATTTCAGCACTCTAGGAACCCGCCTGAAACAGATATTTGGAGCAATCGGACAAGCGATGAAAGGAGACTTTCAAGGAGCGGCAGACTCTATAAAAGGTGCATATTCAGGGCTATTCCAAAATACGGTGTCACAATTCGGGAAAATGAAAGAAGTCGGAAAAGATGTTTCTTTTGGCGTAGGAGAGGCTTTTAAATCCGCAGGCACGGCCTGGGGCAATTTTGCGTCTCTCAAGGGCTTTGACTCGATGAAAGTCAAATTAGGCGAGCTACCAGCGGCCATTGAAGGCGGAGGAGGCGGAGGCAAGGGCGGAGAGAAGAACGCTGACAAGCTCAAGAAAATTCAGGACGCTTTCGATAAGCTCAAGGAAAAGGTGAGCGACTTTGGCGTCAAAGCCAAGGACGATTTGGCCGAAGTCACCAAGGCAATTGATGAGACCGTCAAGAAAATGGAGGAATTGACCGTCGGCAAGGCCAAGGATGATTTGGGCTTGAGACAGGATTTTGCCGGGGCTTATGTCGCTCAGGAGCAGAAAGTAGCTGACTTGAAAAAGCAGTGGGCGGCGGAAGAAGACCAAGGCAAAAAGAATGAGCTATTCAAGCAATATAATATCGAGAAAAAGGCGCTTGATGAGCGCAAGACCATCGAATTGGCCTACCAGAAAGATGTTGACGAGGCCAGACGCCGAGCAAGTTTAACTGAATTCCAGCGCACCATTGAGGATTTAACCAACAAGCAGATCGTCATGAACCAGGAGTTTGAGGCCAAAAAAGCCGCTCTGGAGACCGAATTGAAGATGAACCTGGACAAGTACGCCAAAATCAAGGAAATCCAGGACAGAGCCAAATTAGAGGCCGAAAAGAACCTCCTAGAAAACGAGAAGTTGACCGTTGACAGCGTGAACCGCGAAATATCGCGCTGGAACCAGTTAGCCGAGGCTATGGCCAGGGCCAAGGCCGGGAAGACGTCTAGTGCCATCAGTGCTTCAAGCATCAATTCCCGGCTTGAACAGATCGGATCACAACAGAAGATGCAGGCTCCGATTACTATCATCTTTAAGGACAACAAAATTTCCAGTGACAAAGACGCCGAGAAATTTGGCAACCAGCTTGTCGGCTTGCTTGGTTTAAATACTCAATTAGCCAGATGAACCTAGTAGTAAAGGTCAATACCGTTGACCGCACCAACTACATATCATGGCCGTCCTTCCAAAAGCAGGACATCCTAAACAACCAGGTCGATACCTGTAATTTTGAGACGAAAAAGTACGGCTCAAAGACTTGGCGGCCGAATGTCGGCGATGAAATATCGGTCGAGGACGGCGCAACCAAAGTCTTTGCCGGTGTCATTGTGCAGGTTGAAGAAGTTATCGAGGGGATGTTGCTTTCATATACTGTCCAATGCAAGGACTGGACGCACTACCTGGACCGCAACTTAGTTGTCGAGCGCTACGAAAACATGACCGTAAATGCCATAATTGCCGACATCAACACCAATTACCTCACCGGCTTTACCCTGGCCAACGTCAATTGCGCCGTTACCGTCAAGTCGATTACCTTTGACCGTTTATCAGCCTCAAAATGCCTTCAATTACTGGCTGAAAAGACCAATTACAGCTGGTATGTCGATTATGACAAAGACATTCATTTCTTCGCCAAAAACAGCGAGACCGCGCCGTTTGCCCTGTCTGATTCGAGCGGTAATTACGTCTTTAAGAGCTTGCGGATCAAGGAAGACTTAACGCAGTTGCGCAACAGCATTTATATTCGAGGGGGAGAAGTCAAAGGCAGCTCGCGCACCGAAAACTTTACCGGCGACGCCACTAAAAAGACCTTTGCCCTTGGCTATAAGTTCTCAGATTTGCCGACCGTCACCGTGGGCGGAGCCTCCAAGACCGTTGGCGTTGACTATCTTGATCAGGACGCTTCTTTCGACTGCCTTTGGAACTATAACGAGAAATATATCCGCTTTGTGAACGCTCCGGCTGGTAGCGCGGCAATTGTCGTTACCGGCACTCCGTTAATCCCGCTGATTATGCAGGTCCGGGACGAAACCAGCGTTAAGAAATATGGTGTCTATGAATTCAGCATTACCGACAAAACCATCACCACCAATGATGAAGCCAGACAATATGCCAACGCCCAGCTTGACGCCTACGCCAACAAGATTTCCGAGGGCAGCTTTGACACCTATGAAAGCGGGCTCCGTTCCGGGCAGACCATCGCTATTCAATCAACTATCCGCAACCTGAATGACAACTACGTCATCCAGCGCGTAAGCTTGTCCATGCGTACCCCAACCGAAGGGCTTTGGAGCATTGAACTTGCAACCTTGCGTACTCTTGGCATTATCGACTTCCTGCAGCGGCTTTTACAGTCTAATAACCAAGAAATAACTGACTCGGAAAACAAGATCCTGGAAAAATCCTATGTCATCAGCGAAACCGCCCAGGTGACAGAAGTCATCACCAGAATTTCGCCCTACACCGACCAGCAGACTGCCCAGGTGACGGAAAGCATCTCTAAGGACCCGTTGGGCGCTAACGTGTCTCCTGAGTGGGTTTTAGCGCCTTATGCGCCTGCCGGGCACACTGACACCAAGCGGGAGGGAAATCTAGATATCTCATTCAAAGTTTATTAACCATACAAATATGCAAAACAACGAACAAGCAGGAGTTTTAGGCGAGATAACAGCCAAATTCTATGATCAATCAAGCCTCAACATCCTTGACCGCCTTTTTAACAGTCTCTTAGAAAAAATCCGCCCTAATTTCCCCCAGATAATGAAGCTCTACCGCTTAGGTGAGTTGACCAGCGTAGACCAACACAAAAACGTCATTTGCAATGCCGGATTTAATACCCTAACCCGCCGACTAACCAACGACACCACCTATTCGGGCTATATTAATAAAATGACCCTTGGCACTGGTTCTGCCACTCCCGCAGCAAGCGATGTCAAACTTGTCACTGAGGCTTACCGCAATAACACGGCCAGTGCCACCGCCAACAGCAACGAAGCCTATTTGACCGCCTATTTCACTGAGGTCGAATGTTCCGGCACTTATACCGAATTTGGTAATTTCATTGATGGCGCAGCGGGGGCAGACACAGGGAAAATATGGTCTCATATCGGCGGGTTGAATTGGGTTAAAACTAACCTAGTGGTGCTCGTGGTAAGCTGTAAATATACGTTTGCCAGTGTTTAATAATTAAGACTTAAATATATGAAAAGGTGGACAGCAGGAGAAAAGGTATTAGCCGCTGATTTAAACGGTAATTTCCCTTTAATTACAGGCCTAATTCCCTTGCCAAACTTTATATCTGCTGGCTCTGGAACTGCCATTGCAACTGATGTTTTGGCCTATTTTGGCCAAATAGTAGTTCCATTCAATATAAAAGTTAATGCGATATCTTTCCGCGCCATTTCCTATTCATCGACTCAGACAATCTACTTGGCAATTTATTCAGAAGACGGTCAGACAAAATTGGTGAACGCCTCATTGTCGGTTACTTCGGCAGGAACTAAAACCATTACGCTTGGAGCTGAGGTCGAACTTAACCCCGGTATTTATTATATTGCTTGGAGTAAATCAGCCGCCGCCGCAATTAGTTTCGGAGTGTATTTGTCATCAACGCCTGGTGGTAATGTACCTTTAACTGCCTCTGGGAAGAAGGTTAAAGAGGGAACGCTGGTTATAACAGGCGGCACACTACCGGCGACTTTTAACCCTACGGCTCTGACCGAATCAACCGATAAAACATTAATTGTTCGATTAGATAACTAAAAACATATGAATAACTTGCTAGTATTTGCTCAGGCGGTTATCGCCGAATATTCCAAAAAAGAAAATATCATTGGTGCGTTTGTAGCCCTGATAATTCTCGTTGCAATATTCTCTATTCCGTTTATCGGTCCATTCTTAGGCTTAATAATCGTCGCTGCAACCTTAGCGACTTTATATCAAAAATATGGAAACAATTAAAAAAGCGTTTAAATCAAGGGGAAATATAACCCTTATCGCCCTCTTCATGGTCAATACCATTCCGCAGGTAATGGACTTGTTGCCACCAAAAGCGAAAGTATATGCAAATGTGGTACTGTCAGTCGCTACGCTCTATTTCAAGCTTTTTCCAAGCCAAGAATATGGCATATCCACCGCCCCGACTGATCTTTCAAACCAAGCAGATACTACCAACTCAATGTCCGAATAAGCAATGCTATGATTATAGAGAGAAGGACAATTAAAGAAGTGGCAATTGACTGCCTGATTATCACCGCCCTCTACGTTGTAGGCCTGGTTATCTATCTTAACTTCATAAAATAAACATCAATGGAAACAGTAAAAGTAATCGAATACTTGGCCGTTGCCCTTATCGGCGCTTATGGCTTTATCTTCAAGTCTGTCCTTACAAGAGTTTCAGCCCTTGAAAAAAGGCCGCTCTGTAACTCTGCAGGTTGTGAACGGCGCTTTGACAAGATCGAATCAAAGCAATCAGACCTAGAGCCTGTCCTTTCGCGCATTGAGCGGGTATTGGCCAGCATCGAGCCATTGATTGATATTTTGATGAAGGACTACGACAAACGCCAAAAATAGGAGGTTAATTACTAATGCAAATATATGACTCCAAAATTCGTGGTATTGCACCACAGCGCAGTTTTTTCAGCTGCAGGGAGCGACCAGTACGTCGGGATAAATAAAACCCACAAGGAGCGTTTCAACCTGCCAAGCAAGCTCAACGGCAGTTATGTCGGCTATCAATATCTGATCAACAACTTTGGCCAGGTCCGGCAGTGCCGGGCAGATGATGAAGTGGGGGCACACTGCAAAGAGGGTAATATGAACTTCAAGAGTATCGGCATCTGCTTGGAGGGCAATTTTGACGTTCAGAAGCCGTCAGACAGGCAGGTTTTCGCTTTGCGCGACTTATTGAAGCGCTTGTCTAAAAAGCACAACATTAAAAAGGAGGCGGTTATGTTCCACACAAATTACGCACCATACAAAACTTGCCCAGGCAAGAACGTAAAGCGGGACTTCATCAGAAGTCTGTCTTAACGGCCATAAAAAATATCAATTGGGTCTTGACAGCAGCACCAATTGGTATTATATTCGATCCATGATGCTTGCACCGCGATATGCTTCTAACGGAGGGTCATTTTTATGGTTCCTACACTTGGGGAGGGGTTAAGCCTCCTTGTCCTGGAGCGGATTAAATCCGCCTATCAGAGTAGGTCAATGATACGCACGAACGACTTGGTACAAGATATGAGTGATGCCAGACTCTTTGAGGCCGACGTTGCTAAATTTTTTGACGAAATAGACTTGATATATAAAACTGAAAAAGCGCATAGCCCAAAAAGGTCGCATCCAAACAATACTCACTACTACATGAAAGGAATAAGTATAGATGGACGAGACGTTTTTTGCAAGGTGTCATCAAGTTATCACCCAGATACAGGGACTTTCGTATGCTGGACACTTACATCATTTTGCGAATGGTTAGATAATCACTAGATAAAAAAGAATCATCATAATTGTAAATAATTATAAATTGGGGGATATGATGATCTGCACGAACTGTTTTGACGCTGATTTGAGGACAATAAAAAGACCATTTAAAGTGCAAATCAATGGTGTCGAAAAAGTTGTTAGCGATATAGAGATGGAAGAGTGCCCAGAGTGCGGGCACTCTATTTTTACACATGAGCAATCGATTGCTGTTGATAGAAAAAGAGTTGAGATTGAATTTGGCTTAAAGCCGTTATTAACACCATATCAGTTGAAGTTGCTTAGAACCATTCTTAATCTAACGTTGGATCAAATTTCTGATATCTTGCATATTGGCAAGAATAGTTATGGCAGATGGGAGCGTGGTGATAGCGAAATTACACCGTCAATGAATCTGCTTATTCATAATTTTATTGATAGAGTGCCCACTGCCAAGGTGAATTTGATTGAGTCAGAAATGACAAAAAGGATTTTGGATGCTAAACAACGCATCTTTTCTCGCGAAAAAGCTATTTCTCTTGGGAAATACATCAAAGATTGTATTGAACAAACGGGCGTATTGCCTTTGATTGTTTGTGAGCATGTTGATATTAAAGAAGATTGCTTGAGAAATATCGAAAACAACAAGATTGATATTACATCTATTGGACCAGATCTTGTGTACAGGTTAGCCAAGTTTTTCAAAACTACCTTTGAAGAGTTGGAGCAATTGGTTCGAAAGTCTCTTGAGCTTTATCGTCTTGGTGGCGAGGTTTCCTATATTCACGCCAGGGTTGTTGATAACAAGAAGAGTCTTAGCAGGGATGAAGAGAACAGCCTTGCTGATATTTTGGAAGCCATCAACGCCGCTTGTCCTGACGAACCATCAGCAACCGACATCGCAAAAGATTTTCTTGAAAAAGTTAAATATTATTTTGACGCCGAAATGCAGGGGGTTTGACATGGAAGTGAATGCTCAGCTTGCAAAGGATATGGCAAAAAAGACAATCAAGAAGTACGGACTTGATACAATCCCGATAAACCTAGATGTGATTTTTGAAAAAGAAGGGTACAAGAAAGTCGAAATAAATAAGCCAAATGGAGTTAATGGCTCAATTACTCATATACCTGGAAAAGGCACTTTCGTTGCGATTAACACTGCCATGCCACCCAATAGAATTAGGTTCACGCTTGCACACGAACTGGGCCATATCTTTTTGCATCACGATAAGCGAGACGTATATGACGGTGAAGCAGTTCGTGAGTTTGAGAGTTACAATGAAGATGAATTGCCGTCAAGTGCTCCGGCAAAGGAAACAGAGGCAAATATTTTCGCATCCGAATTATTAATACCGCTCGATCAGTTGAAAAAATATGCTAAGCAAGGTTACGACCTTGAAAAGCTTGCTGAGATTTTCCAAGTAAGTAAGCACGCCATGTCAATTGCCTATAATAACAATTGGCGATATCTGAAATAAAAAGCCCATGCATTCGCAGTGCATGAGCTTTTAAGCGGCCAAACGAGTAAGGCCAGTGCGTCTTTTTATATTACCTTACTCCTTTCGGCCAATCAAGCAGGTTTTTAAACTTGTGGCTAAAAGGAGGAGTTTAATATGAATTCAACATAACTAGGTGCCTTGGCCATTGCAGATTGCAATCACAACCCTAACCCTTAAATAAGGAGTCATCAAAATGGCAAAAGCACCGATTGGAACAACAGCAAAGACAGGCGAAATCTGCCCTGAGAGTGGCGTTTGGAAGGTAGTTGGAACACCAACAACAACAGCACCGATTGCAAAAGGCAATCGTATGCCACCGTATGCCGAAAAAGCTGTAACGTGGCAGCTTATTCAGTATGCATAAGAAGTTCAAAGGGTGATCAGTTATGATCACCCTTTGTCCCTCCAAAATATCGCGGGAGCCCGGAATGGTCAAAATACCGTTTCGGGCTTTTTTCTTTTTATCCGCTTTACGCTTATTCCTATTTTCCAATTACCAGCGCTTGCGAGTGATTTGAATATGTCGGCCAGTCTGGCGTATATTCTTCGGCCTGATTGCCCCAGGTTTTCCACCCTTTCCGCTGTCCCCGACCAAACAGTTCAAGGTACGGCCCAGGACTGCAGGACTCGATTAGGTCATACTGCTCATCGGGCTTACGGCTATGCTCTCGCTTCTGCTTGGAGATAATATTTACTTGAGTGCGCCCAGGTTGTAGTGTCCGGCAATTCTTACCCTTAACGCCAAACAGTATCAGCTCAGTGACGTTGCGAAAGTAGAAGCCCACCCCGCGCCCATCCGGTCCGCCGTCCTTTCTGATCTTATACCAGACTAGGTTAGATTTATAGGTAAAGCCCCAGGCCTTCATCACTTCAAGACCGTCAGGCAATAAAGCATTCGGCACCCACAGATATAAATGGGCCGTATCAGCCGTTATTTGCCCCACTGGCAGGCCCATAATGTCTTTTAGCCCCATTGTAGGGTAACGGTTCAATCGCTTATGCTCAGGAGCCATTTTGCCTGTTCTGTTCAGAAACTGCCAAGGCGGGTCGGCCATTAGCGTTGCAAACTTTTTCTTCTTACAAAAATTCAATAAATCTTCAGCCGGATTTTCCGGTGACTCAATCGTCATTTATCACTCTCTCTATCTCAATAATCTAGGGGTTATTCCGAATACCAGGACGGGGCAACCGCCGTTGCGCCCAGCTCTTAATCTTGGCAAAAGTTTGCCCATGTGGGTTGTTGAGGCGCCATACTTCATCTTAATGGTGTTGCCTAGACCGTTGAAATAGGCGGCCATTTCAGCGCCCCGCGTTATCAGAACACCAAGCGATATCTTATCATAGTCGAAGAACGTCCGGAAAGCATATAAATCTCGGTCATAAGTCTGATCTTTAGAGTTCCATTCCAAATCCAACGCCACCCGGCCTTTAAGATAATCGATTTTATGGGTATCTTGAGAAACGACCGTATTTTCGTCAATGACATGCTTGGCGTGGAGTTGAGATTCTATCCAACCCATCGGCCTGAGTATGGCTGAATATTTCTTGGGTATCTGGCTTTCACTACCGCCAGGAGCGGTCACGTCGTTCTCGGTAAAACGGAAGGCCCGCAGTGCAGTGCAAATTTCAGTAAACTCAGTCGGGAATTCTTTGGCCAAAATCACTGCCGCATGCTTATAGTCATGAGTTTCATACAAGGCAAGGATGTCAGCCGGAATATGATCTGTATAAGCCATTCAGTGCCCCCAAAAGTAAAATTAAACTCTTGAATAACACAGGCTAAAACTAAAGTCTATTTATGGAATCAAGATAGAAGCACAACCACCACACCAGGGCGCAAATAGGAATCATCGCCAACGCCCAGAGTTGCAATTTATATTCTTTGGGCATTACTTCCGGACTACATGGGGAAAGGTGCAGGCAGGGCAGGTGATCTTACGACCCGAGGCCATCCACAACAAGTAGATGACGCCAGGGACGATACCGCAGAGTAACAAGAGGAACAAAAGAAAGTAGGAGCCGCGGTTTCTGATGCTTGGCTTTCCTTCATAACCGCAGTTGGGGCATTTGATAGTCATATTTTTAAATTAATTCAGTAAGTGGTATTTTGCCATTAAGCAAATATTCTAGCGCCGTGACATTGGCGTAACCATACCGCGCCGCCAATTTTTTAACCTTAGCTTTAGTGCCCTCGGTTATATCTATCTTCTCCAATTTGTCTCTAGCCATAGTATCTATAGTTATGAATAAGTCCCTATAGGGGCTCTGCTTTCCTCTGCTCTGGTGATAATCGTTTCCGGTCCAATTCTCTTGCCTATTCCTGTCTTTTTTTGATTATCATCACCGTCGCTATCGTTTCTTCGCCCTGTACTCAGTGTAGGAATCGAACCCACCGCGCGAGACTTAGAAGATCCCGCAGCCATCCTTGGCAAACTGAGTTAATAAAAAAGCAATTCCTTAACGCTTTGCCTTGCCCACGTACTCCTACGCTGACCATTAAAGGTCGAGACAAAGCAATTAAGGAACTGCTTTCAGTGGAGTAATTGAGCTAACTTGTTAAATTCATTGTAGGAAATTTGGCGGCGGCCGTCAATGCCGGTAAATACAGTAAAAAAGCCCGCTTTTTAGGCGGGCTCAATACTTTATCCACAGGCTAGGCAGCGCAGGCGAGGAATTTTCTTGTCCTACTCATAGCCGTTTCGAGATGAACTTGGCAGATGCCATGGCTGACCATTGGGAAGCTGGCAGGCTCTTTTTTGTAAAGGAACTTTTTGTAGCAGATCACCACTTCGCGGCAAGCGGCGCAAGTCTTGGTTGTCTCTCCGTCATAACAACCGTAAATAGTCTCGCAATTGTTTTCACAGCAAACGCTGAACATCGGTCTTTCTTTAGTGGCTGGCCGGTCTCTCATTGTGGCCTCCGTTACAGTTGGCGTTTGGCTCCTCGCTCAACGGCAGGAGAGCGGAACAGCTTTTTGTACACCCATGGCATACCCACCTGTTTTTCAATGACTTCCCGGCCGACACCAATGAAATCGCTCTCCAATTTGCTCTCATGACGCACCTCCTTGGAATGAACTATCTGATTTCATTATACTCCTGCCAACTACCTGTTATCATTGGGCTTTATTTGCTATAATTTAGACATAACTACTCAATTTTCTTTATGCGTAACTGTTACAACTACGCGACCAGCGGTCTTTGCCCGGCAAAGCACTCCTCGCCAATCCCCACCGAGTACGATGAACAATGCCTTTTGGTTGAATATCTAGAGTTGCGCGGCTTGCTGTTCAGTAAGACGGCCCAGGAGACCTTTACCCGCAGTTGGGGCCAGAAGATGAAGAACATGAAAAGTGGACTACGAAAGGGCTTGCCCGATATGTTCATATTCATTCCGGCAGACAAGGCCAAAACCGGCTTACCAATATTGTTGGCTATTGAGATGAAACGGACCAAGAAAAGTGAGACAGGAAAGGAACAGCAGGCGTGGATAAGTAGCCTTGACTCAGTGCCGGGAATAAGCGCGGCAGTCTGTAAGGGCTTTGATGAGGCGCGGGCGTTTGTTGATAATTGTCTAAAATAGTCCGGAGTCGTTCATTGAAAACAAACCGAAAATAAACCGAAAATGGCTAAAACCATTGGGAGGTTATTTTATGGGCAAGGGTCTTGATTATATCGCTGACTTACTGAACGACATCAACCAGTCAACCATTGATACGGCCGTCAGTACGGTGGAAAACATTTTCGGCATTGAGTACGACAAGGCCAAGCCGGAGCAGCGGGAATCTAGGCAGGAAATTATTGAGGTTAATCTTATTTGCCCGTTTGAGAATGAAGAGTGTATCGGTTGCCGGGAATGCGGAGACGATTTTGAGGATTAAAAAAGGCCAGCCCGTAGGCCAGCCTTTAAGTTTAGAGCAGGCCGTGGCGATCATCCTTGGATGACACACGGCTTTGCTCTTTTGGTGTCGCTTGCTTTTTCAATTCAGCAAGCAGGGTGTCACGGTCGATGCGCCAAGAACCGAACACTTTAAAAGCGCCGGGCAAGGTCTTGATGTTTCTGTAAACGACCTTTTCCGACAACCTCAAGAGTAGTGCTACTTCGCCAACCGTGAGCAGGGCTTTGTCCATGACGGACCTCCAAAAACCCTACTCCTGCCAACCAATTTAAAAGAACAATTCCGACCACCAATTTATTCAGTTCAAAAACTATATCAGAAAGGAGGGGAAAATGGGAGCGTATAAACGGAAATTAAGCCGGGGCGAGCGCTGGTTCTATCGAGGGCAGTATTTGAACGTCAAGTATTGCTCGCAGGCCATTTATCTGACCAAGCAGGAGGCGAAACAGGCCGAGCGTGACAGGCTCAAGGAGATTGATCGTGAAGCTCGTTGCCCCTCGAAAGATGTTTATCTGAAAGCCTTGATTGAAGCACGGCTTGACCTGATAAAGGCCAGGATGTCCAAAGGGTATTATGAAGACAACCGCCAATTCCTAAAGGTCTTGCTGGCAGAATTAGGCAATGTGCTCGTTTCTACCATCGGCAAGCGTCAGGTAAGCCAAGTGATATTGGATGAAGCTGTCAGGTTTATGGAGGAGGGAGTAAGCAACCACCGGACTAATGCCATGATCAGATGTTTCAAAGCACTGTTTAATTACGGGATAGACAACCACGAGCTTAATATCAAAAACCCCTGCCAAAGGATGAAACTTTACCCGATTGACATCAAGCTCAAGAAGATACCGACCGACAAGGAAATGGCCGATGTCAGGGTAATACTTAATCCGGAGCAGCAGCGGTTATTTGATTTCGTGGAGGAGTCGGCTTGCAGGATCAATGAGGCCGTAAGACTAGACTGGAAAGATGTTGACGAAAAGCAGGTTGTTCTTTATACTCGCAAATCTCGCAATTCAAACTTGACCCCGAGGATTATTCCCCGGCCAAGCTGTTTAGCGGGAGAGGGTGAAGGCCGAGTTTTTAGCCACTGGACAGCCAACCCTCGTTTTTTAGAGGATATAGCTGACGGTTGGGGCTTTCATAATCTTAGGCACCGCAGAGCCTCAATTTGGGCCAATGCGGGTATGTCTATTTTAGAGATAATGGCAAGGCTTGGTCACAGCAATTTGGACACCACTATGAAGTATTTACAGTTGCTAGGTTTCACCAGATTTTCACCAAAAACGGCCCATGGCCTGTAGAACCCCTCTGCGAGAGTGGCGGAATTGGCAGACGCACCAGACTTAGGATCTGGCACCGAAAGGTATAGGAGTTCAAGTCTCCTCTCTCGCACCATATACAGATAAGCAGGCTTTACGGTCTCTCCGTAAAGCCTTTTTTTGTAATGATCCGGCAACTGCTTTAATCTTGACATGAAATTCTGGCGATTGCTATTAT